GGTAAACATAGGAAACAGAGTCGTACTCATACCAGACGCACCACCTTGCAGAGAAGATAGTAGGCTTGCTCGTCCTCGGTAAGCAGCACCACCCGGTCTCCAGCCGTCAATGCGAATTCAGACCGGGTCAGCTGATCCTTTGTCACCGGGGTGTTCGTCCCTCCGTCCGGACAGGTGCCAGGCAGGCTTCCGATGAGCTTGGGACTGTACCCTTCCAGCAGAGCCTCATTGATCCAGATGTCCGCCGTCGTGAGGACATTTCCTCCGCATTGGACCTGAAGGCCCTCCTGGGAGCCCACTAGGACCTGGCCGATGGCCAGCGCCATAGGTCCCTGGCTTCCCGAGCCCATCTGCCCCATGGCGGACAGGAGCAGGCCCACGCTCTCGTCCAATGTCTTGGCCATCTCTGTTCCCCTCCTATCCCATTAAATTCCGAAAGTTCAGCTTAAACTTCCCAAAGTGCTGACCGTTTTTCCAGGTGTGGGTATCCCCGTCCACCCAGAATAGGCCGCTCACGCCGCTGCCGGTGTCCCGAAGGATCACCGCGGCCCCGGTGATCAGGTCCAGGGGAGGGTCCAGCACTTCCACGGTCAGGTTCTGCTGCAGGCCGTTGTCCTCCAGCCAGGCCTGGGCCTCCGCCCCCGCGTCCTCTCCGTCCCGCTGGACGATCACATGGGACAGCAGGCCATTCAGGCTCATGGATGCGCTGTCGTCCACGTTCCGCACCAGCGCCCCGTCGTCCGTGTAGATGGCCACCCGGTTGTTGAGCTTTTCGATATTCCAGGTATTGCTCACGCCCATGGTCTGGGCGATCTCCAGGGAGGCGGCGGAGGGCTTCTCCACCACCTCCAGGCTCCCGGAGCCGGTGAAGCGGATCAGATACCGCTTCCCGTTCTGCTCCCCGGCCATTGTGTACAGCTTGCGGATGATCTGGTCCAGCGTGCTGGTCCCGGGGAAATCTTGGCTCAATTTGATCCCCGTGGAGGCCAGCGAGGCGGTTGGGATTCCGAAGTCCCCGCAGACCTGGGCCGCCGCCGCCTCCGGCGTCACGTCCACAAATTTATAAAACCCCTGGTTCCCGGCCAGAAACCGGCCCCGGTCCAGTGCGGCCACGTTGACCACAAAACTCTGGCTGCTGGTGGTACACTGGATCAGCGGCCCGAAAAACCGGGTCTGCTCCTCCACCTCAAAGGTCAGCCAGGACCCCTCCTCCAGGGGCGGGATCTCCACGCTGCCGTCCCGGGGGATCACCAGGGCGGCGCTCAGCTCCCGGGCCGTCTGCCGGATGTCCCCCGTCCATGTGATGGACTGCACCAGCTCCGTGGTGTCCCGGCTCTCTCCCCCATTGGGGGCCGTCACAAAAAAGTGATAGGCAAACTCTCTCATGCGGTCCACCCGCTCCCCGTCCACTGCAGTTGGTCCGAAAGCGCGGTGCTGGCGCTGTCCGGGCTGGCCGCGGGCAGATCATCCGCCGGCGGGATGGTCAGCACCTGCCCCGGGTAGATCAAATTGGGGTTCGTGATTTCCGGGTTGGCCGCCGCCAGCTTTTTGTACTGGGTCCCGTCCCCGTAGTATTTTTCTGCCAGATTCCAGAGGCAGTCCCCGGACTGCACCGTGTACGTTTTGGTACTGGCCGCCCCCGTCTGGCTGTCCCGGGCGGTGGTTGCCCCGCCCCCGGACAGGGCCAGGACCGGGGTCTCCAGCCGCTGCCACTGCCGCATGGCAATCGTGATATAGAGGTCGTTGGTCCCGTCCTGCTCTCCCTGGGTGATTTCCTCAATCAGTACCGAGGCGTTGACCGAGGTCCCGGACACGATCCACTGCAGCTGCGCGCCCTTGTCGCACCACACCTCCAGGTCATATAGGTATTCATACGGGGCGGCCCGGCTCCCCGGGACCATGAAAGGATACTGCTGGGCCGGGAGCAGGACGTTTTCCAGGGTGCAGTCCCCCATTTTATAGCCGCCGTGCAGGGTGGCCTCTCCCAGCTGGTCCAGGCTCACCACCTCAATTTTGGTGGGGTGGCGCCAGAAATACCGGGCCGGGGTCACTGGAAGGACCAGCTCCTTGCTGGTGGACGGGTCCACAAACGACATAATTCGTAACACTCAATCACCTCTCCTCTAAAAGGCTCCCCCCTTGCGGGGGAGCTGCCGGCCAGAGGCCGGCTGAGGGGGCCTCACCCCTGGAACCCGGCCAGAATTTTCCGTACTGCTGTGTCTGCGATGGCCTCCGCCACCGCCGCCTCGTCCAGGCCCGCTCCAAAGGTGTTCCCGGACACCGTGATATTGATGGGCGGCATTCCGCCCCGGTCCATCTCCCGGGCCTGGGAGGCCGTCAGCACCCGTTCCCCCTCGTGGAGGTAGGTCAGGTAGTTGTCATAGGGGACCCGGTCCAGGCCCCAGGCGTTCTTCCCGATCCCCAGCCAGGAGGCGATGGTCCCTACCACCGACTGCCCCATAAATGATTCCGTTTTCTCTCCCGCGTCATTGGCCGCGTCCAGAACCGTTTCCCCATCAGACATTCCAGCGGCCCGGCCTTTGGAAAACTCCTGTCCCAGCGTATATCCAGCATTCCAATAACTGTCATTTAGAGAGGCGTCCTCCCGGACGCCGTCAATCAGCGCGATCTCCTGAGCCAGCACCTCGTCCTTTCCCTCGTTGGCGTTGTACTCATTCATGCCCTGAATCTTGGCCTGCATGATAATCCGGCCCATCTCGGCGGCGTCTCCCTCAGCTTCGGCGGTCTGGTACTCCTCAGAGCTCATGGCCTCGTTCACCGCGTCCCGGACATACTGCTCCTTGGCGTTCTCCAGCTCAGCCTTCCATGCTCCGATGGCCTCATAGGCGTCCCCCAGTTCTTCGCTGTCCAGCCACTCCTGCTGAGCCTCAATTCCCGCTTTCCGGGCCTCGTTGTAGCCCTCGCCCATCCGGGCCTCCAGGTCTGCCTCCACATCGGCCAAGTTATCCACCATGGCGGGGTAGGTGTCCTTTAGCTTCTCGCTCAGTCCGCCGAACTCCTCCTGGATATAGTCCAGGATCGCCTGCGCCGCCTCCACGCCGCCGATATCGCCGTTGGTCACCATGTCGGCGATCTGGCTCTCCTGCGCGCCTGTGGCCCTGGACAGCGCTTCATATACGTTCAGGCCCCGCTCGGAGAAGTAGTTGAGATATTCCTGCGTGACCTTACCCGTGGTCCGCATCCGGGAAAGGCCGGCGATGAACATACTCACGCCGCTGGAGTCCAGCCCCAGGCCCGCTGTTGCGTCGCTGAGGTCCCGGAGCGCCCCCAGCGTCTCCCCCGGCGAGTAGCTGTTCAGTAGGTTCTTGGAGTAACCCACGATCTCGTCATAGCCATAGTTGGTGTCTGCGGCCATGACACGCACCTGCTCCAGATAATCTCTGGCTGCCTCCTCGCTGCCGAAGCGCTGGGCGAAGGCGACCTGGTCCTGCTCCCGCTGACCCGCTGTAGCTGAACCGGAGGTTTGAATGGAGTCCATCTCCTCCAGCTGGCCCTCTACGGATTCCTGAACATAGGATTTGAACGCGTCGTCCCTTCCCTGCGCGGCCTGAGTGCCGCCTTGAAGCAAGCCCAGGCCGCCTCCGATTACAGCGCCCACCGCGGTTCCAATCCCAGGGATAATGCTTCCAATGGCCGCGCCGGACAGGGCCCCGGACATCCCGGAGGACGCGACGCCGCCCAGCTCCGACCCGAACGCGGACCCAACCACCAGGTTTCCCACATCCATGGCCACGTCCCCGGCCATATCCAGGAGACCGGCTTTCCCTAGCGCCGACAAAACCGCCCCGGCGCTTCCGCTGGACTTCGCGGCCCCTCCCCCTGTGGAGACGGAGGCCGCCCGGTTGTCCGCCTTGCTGATGGCGTCTGTGGCGTCCAGATAGTCCCGCTGGGTCTGGCGGGCCCGGGCGCTGACCAGCTTCAGCTGTTCCTCCAGATTGCTGTAGTTCTGGATGGCCTGGTCAAAATTCGCCCGCGCAGCCTCCCGGTCCGCCTCTGTGGCGGAGTCTCCCAGATCCCGCAGGGCGCGGCTTGTCTGCTCCACCTGCTGGCGGGCGTTTTTCAGGTCCACGTTTTTCAGCTGCATCCTGGTATTGTTCAGGACGTCCAGCTGTTTCTGCAGTCCCTCCGCGTCGTCCCTGAACTCATTCAGGGTGTTTTTCATCTTGACCACAGAGGCGGACAGGTTATCCGTTACCGAAAACGCAATGCTGGCGTCTGTGCTTTTGGCCATCAGATTTCACCCTCCTTTCGCCGCCGGTGGTCGATGAGCAGCGCCCGGGTCAGCACCCGCTCTCCCGGGGGCCGTTTGAGGTAGTCCCCCGGGAGAATCCCATGCTCCAGCAGCAGCCGCTGGGCTACCACCAGGTCCGGGCGCTTCATCAGTTTTTTTCCAGTTCCTTCACCGCCGCCGTGACGGCCTCCGCCTCACGCTCAGCCTCCGTCACGGGGACCACGCTTCCGGCCCCGTATCCGTGCAGGAGGTCGATGGCCCTGGCCATTTTGTCTACCTCGCCCTTGCGGAGCAGCTTTTTCAGGGCGTCCGCGGGCGTGGCGCACTTCATCTTATCGTGGTACCAGTCCCCACGCTTGATCTCCGGGTGGTTGCAGACACAGGCGAGAATGAGGTGAATGTTGGCGTCCGCCTCCCGGCTCAGCTTTACCAGCTTGTCATAGGGGAGCTCCTGCAGCTCAAACACCATATTCAGCCGGGTGACCTTGACCTTGACCCGCTCCGGCTCAAACTCAGGGAGATCCAGCAGGCTGTCGACGATTTTCTTTGTCTCGCGTTTTTCCATAGCTCCTCCTTATTCCGCCTCGATCATGTCCAGGAACTCATACCGGCTGAACGTAAAGGGGGCCGTCACGGTCCCCACCGTGGCCGCCTGCCAGTCCGCCAGGGTCAGGTCGTCAAAACTCAGGTTATAGACCGCCACGCGTTCCGCGCCATAGCTGTCCGGGTCCGCCAGTTTGGAAATCAGGGTGAATCTCCGGTCCACGCCCGTCTGCAGGTCCGCCATTTTCTGGGCAAATCCGCTGTCTACGTGGTAGAGGGTCAGGCTCCCGGTGCCGCTGCCGCTGGTGGCCTTGCTGTCATCCATGAACTGTCCGCACAGCCGGATTGTCTCCTTGTTTTTGGCCACTTTCAGCTGACAGGCTGTGCATTCTGCAATTTTCTCGCCGTCCAGCCACACCTCGCCCCAGGTACCGTTGATGGTCCGTTTTGCGGTTTCAATCGTTCTTGCCATCGTCTATCCCTCCTCTCCTTAAATGGTCACCGTGACCAGCGTGTTAAATGTGACCTGGAAGTCCTCCATGGCGTCCACCAGACGGCCTCCTGCGGCGATAAACACCCAGGACCCGGTCTGATACTCCCGGATCTCCTGCTCCGTCATGTCGCCCACTTCCACGCCCTGGGCCCGCAGCCAGTTGGTCTGGGCGTCCAGGTCGATCTCGCACCAGCTCTCCCCCGGGTTGAGCACTCCCGCCCGCTCCAAATACTGGAGATAGTCCAGGATGGCCGCGATCAGCAGGCATTTGTTGTCGTAGGTGTTGGGATACCGGCCCAGATACTCATTCTGGATGGTGGTGCGCAGATAGTAGGTGATAAGGTCCATGCCCTCCACGATTTTGATTTTGGACCAGTCGGGGCTTCCGTTTACGGGGATGCTGGTGAGACTGTTCACGCCCCGGGCAATCTTGGCCACCTGGCCGTCGTGAATTAAAATCAGGTTTCCGCCGTTGATGGCGGTGGTCTGCTCCGTCTCGCTCCGGGCTGTTACCGCCGTCACCTCGGGCAGGCTGGCATAGGTACAGGACATCCCCATGGGGATGCCGGCCAGAATGCCGGCAATCCGGCTTGAAAACTCCGCCGCCGTGTAGGTGGTTTTCCCCACCGCCAGGTCGTCGTCCGTCTCTGCGTAGGCAATGATTCCCATGTCGTTCGGGGGCGACGCCGGGTTGGGCTCCACAAATTTCTCGGTAAAATATTCCGCCCGGCGCCCCTTGACCCAGGACTCCATCAGGGTCTTTTCCGCCGCCGTGATGTCCGGGGGGCCCACAATGTAGTCCAGCGTCTGGTTTTCGATGGATTTCAGACCCGCTTCCAGCGCCGTGGTGTCCTCGGTCCCGGTGGGGATCACCACCGCCACCACCTTGCTGGGCTCGCCACGGTCGCTGCCGGTGAAGGCCCGCTTGATATAGTCCTGGTTGTCTACCCCCAGGTTGGAGGGGATCAGCGCCTGGCTGATGAGCTGGTGGACGCCCTGACTCTTGGTGTCCCGCACAAACAGGCCCACATACCCCTTCTTGCTCCGGTTGGCCGTCTCCTGGGCCGCCTTCTGGAATGCGATTGTCAGACTGGGCAGGCCGATATTGGTTGCCATAGTGTATCACTCCTTTTTCTCGTCGCTGTCGTTCGGTTTCTGGGTCCCTACCTGGAGGGTGTAGTCCTCCATCAGCGGGACGCCGCTCTCACTCTCTGGCGCTGTGTCCTCATCCACAAAGCCGGGCCGCTGGTCCGTCCACTGGGCGGTAAATTTCACGTACGCCTCACCCGGCCCCGGCGCCTCCGCCGCAGTCTGGAGCATGATGGACCGGTCCCCCACCTGAATGTTTGGGTCTGCAAACGCGTTCAGGACCGCCAGTTGGTCCATCCGCAGGGCCTCCGTGCTCTCCACGGTATAGCTGTCCGTCTCCGCGTACAGCGTCAGCTCCGCCTCAAAATTCCAGTGGACCAGGTACCGATTTGCGTCCGTATAACTGGCGTCCACCACATACAAAAAGCTGGAGGGCCGCTGGAAGTCCGCCGGGCAGAAATCCCGGTACAGCATCCGCGCGGGCCACAGCTTCGCCACCTTGGCCGCTATGGCCTCCATAAGATCCTGATAGGTCACAGCCGTCCCTCCAGTCCGTCAACAATGATTTTCATAAGTTCGTCCATTTCATCCTGGCTCATCCCGTCCATCTGTCTCCGAACGATGTCATAAAACCACCGTCCTGGGACAGCCGCTTTTTTGTAGCGAGGCCGGTATCGGTACCCGTCGGCCTTTGGCCCCGGCCGCTGTCCTCCGGTCCGGTGACCTCCCTCAATGGCGTTTGTCACGTAGCCCACCGCATACCGTTTCCCGTTCTTGGTGGTCTGATAGGTTTTCGCTTTGGCCCGGACGGCCACATAGCCGCCCCCGCTTCCCATGTGGGGCTCCTGCCAGCCGGCGACCTTCCCGCTCCCGCCGATCTCGTCCCGCACGTTCAGCAAGAGATCCCGACCAATGGACTCCAGCGCCTTTTGTTTCCCATCCGGGAAGCGTTTCAGCAGTGCATTCCAGCTATCTATGAGGTGGTCAATATCTCTGGTATCTACCGACTGCATTACACATCCCCCCTCCAGGCGATCTCGTACTCGTTTTTATACGGGTCCAGCACGTGGCAGATTTGCACGTTGTACACGCTCTGAGCCGGTCCCTCCTGGACGGTCACCAGATCCCCGGCTTTCAGCTGGATCTCTTTGGGGACCACCAGCACATAGCTGGTTGCGTTCTCCGCGTGGGTCTCCTCCCGCTCATAGCGGGCATACTTTTCGGTCAGGACCCCTGGGAAGATCACGCGCATGGTTTCCGCCGTGGTGGGCCGCCCGGCCTCTCCCACGGTGTCCTCCGTCCGGGTGGCCAGGCACTCCACCGGCTCCACCAGGGCCGCCTGTACCCGCAGGTGCAGCCGCCCCTCCGGCAGGATGG